ATGAAACTACCAAAACCCATCCAACGCGGGTCAAGTTGGCGCATTACTGTGACTTTCCAAAAAAAGCGCTATTCAGTCACTAGAGACTCTGCAAAAGAATGTGAGCTTTGGGCGATGGATAAATTGTCCGAGCTCCGGTCCGGTAAAAAAGCAATCGAACAGGGTGAAAAGCCTAAATATCTTTTTAGAGATTTATGTGCAAAATATTATCAAGAACATGGTCGGCATATGCGATCTGCACGAACCATCAATTTCAAGATTAAAAACCTTGATCGTATTGCACCAAACTTAGCAGACAAGTCTATTTATGATTTTAAACCTGCTGATATTGCAGAGTGGCGGAACAACAGAAAAAAAGAAGTTAAGGTGGCAACGCTTAGAAATGAACACGCAATTTATTCAGCCGTGTTCACATATGCCATGAAAGAATTATTTTTGATTGAGTCTAATGTATGGCATTCGGTTACGATGCCAGGTAAGGAAAAATCAAGAAGTCAGCGGATCACAGAAGAAGATCAAGCCTTGATGCTTAAATCATTAAGCTGGGATGGAACCACGACACCTGAAATATCACGCCACTATGTTGCATGGGCCTTTCTATTTGCTTTGGAAACAGCAATGCGTCAGGGTGAAATCCTTGCCATGAAAAGACAAGACATTAAAGAAGGTTTTGTGCATTTACCCATAACGAAAAACGGTGACTCCCGAAATGTACCTTTATCCAAAGAAGCGAAGCGGCTCTTAGCAGTACTCCCGAAAACCAATAAGCAGCTTGTGCCACTCGATAAGGACAGATTTTGTGCAACATGGATGCGAGCCAAGAAAAGAGCAGGGCTACCGCATATTAATTTTCACGATTCAAGGCATGAAGCGATTACAAGAATGGTCAAGGTTCGGAAATTGCCAGTTGAAGTATTAGCCAAGATCACTGGCCATAAAACTATCTCGATGCTGGTGAACACTTACTATAATCCTGACGCTCAAGACCTGGTGGAAATGTTTAATGACAGTGAGAGCTAATTAGCTCTCGGCCTGCCTCTTTTTACTTTTGTGGTGAGCATATCGTGTGCAAGACGTGGATGGTATAAAGCCTTGCCTTGTGTGCCCTGGTTAATCGATACAAGCTTGTCCCTGATTGTTGTCACAGATAAGTTGTATTTTTGAGCCAGGTACGAAGCAGAAACCAACTCCACTTCGACTTCTTTTAACTCCTTCACTATTGCACCGCCGATTTGCTGGCCCAGCATGATTTGCGGAGGTCGCTCAGCTTCAACAATGATGGTATAGCGAGCCATTTAAGCCACCTCCTTTACCTTAGCTTGACTTAATTTCTCCATGTGGCCTCCTTAAATTTTGCATTAGTCAGCAGTGCTTCAATTTCAAACAGGCCTACATTGGTAAAGATATGATCCATCTTGCAGCCAAAGACAGTCAGGGTGCGGGTAATAGATGAGTATGTGTATTTCATAGTGATACCGCCGTATATCTATTATAGAATTTGCCACCCCGAAGGGCGACATGGCCCTTATTCACTGATCTCTGCATAGCGACGGTCATAAGCTTCATTGATCCGCACCGTATCATCGTCTGGAAGGCTATTGATTGCCGGATCACTCATGATGTCATTCAGACGGTCTACACTTTGGGCGGCATCAATATGGGCTATATAGGAATCCACCAGACTTGCCGCATCAGCGAAAATATCCTGCTGTGACAGCACTTCTTTGCGCTGTGCGTAGAGACTCAACAGGTCGTTATAATCTTCCACCGTCATTCTGGCCTTATGGTTTTTAATACTCTGAGCTGTTTCAGTCTCTAGCTGATGCACATCCTGAGTATCTGCAATCATTCGTTCCAGTCCTGCCCGGGTAGAAGTGCTCTTGATCTTGTCTACTGGTGCCTGTCCTTGCTGATAAACACCTTCCTCATCAAGACGCTGTTTGATGTAAGCCAATAAGTAATTTCTATCGACCTCAGTTAATTTGCTTTCCTTCTCGATCTGACTTTTTAAACCATTAATAGAGCTGGCCTGAACGGTACTGGTGAGCGTCTTCATATAGCTCTTTTTAATTTCAGCAGACTTGTTTACATCGACCTGAGCAGTTTCTGATGTTTTATTTTGCTGGATCAAGTTCTCAGCTTCTTGCTGTAGCCGTTTAAGATCTTCCACAGTCAACTCTGCATCTACAACTTCATTCTCTATAGAATTCTGGACATTTTCAGTTTCAACGACTTTTGGCTGTTTACGTGCACGTGGTTTCTTTTCTTCCTGAACTGGCTGTTGCTCGACTTGCTGTTGTACAGGTGCTTCTTTAACGACATTGGCCTTAAGGTCAGAGGTAGTCACCGGTGAGGTCTGCTGTACTGGTTCTGGCGTCACATCAATAATGGCGTCCTGTTCTTCTTCCTGAGTCCGGATACCCATTAACACTTCTGGTGCGTAGATCCGGCCAAAGAATGAGGCAGCACGATAACGCAGCATCTGTTCAGGCATGGTTTGCCATTTAGATCCGTTCTTTTGATACCAGCCTTCTTTCACTGCCATTTCCATTGAGATTTCAGCAGATTCAAGGCGCTCACCTGTGGCTGTTTCAATGGCCCATGCTTTACAGGTGATATTGCGTAGTTTGACAGTATGGACTTTTTCTTCTGGCAGACTCTTGCGGGCGCGCTCATTCCACTTCCATTCCTTGGTGGTGTAGGTCACTTCCACTTCACCACGGTCTTCCATTTCAAAGCGCAGCGGTGAGTACTTGCCAGAGGTATTAATTGCCCCGATCACGAATTGTGATGACCAGGCTGGACGACCTTCGACAATATAAAGGTTCTGCATAATCATCAGCGGATCGGCACCCATGCGGTTTGCCATATTCAGGGCAATCACACAGTTGGCCAGACCATTCGGGTTAGGTTCACTACGGTACAGCCAGTTTCCATTCTGGTCTTTACCGTCTTTGATCTTTAGTGTATCGCGGTAAACTTCCGGTACCATGGTTGAGGCGGCAAGCATTTTGGCAATACGTTGTGCCAGTTCAAAACCTTCCAGTGAAGTCAGACTGACTTCAACGGGTCTAGGTGCTGCTACAGCAGTCTGACGTGAGGTACGGATCTGTTCAGCAGTCATTACTTGAGAAGTCATTGTTTTAATCCTTATAAAAATTATTTGCGAAATTTGCAGGTGTGATAAACAGGGCAATATTTGTCGTGACACATCATTGATTTTGAATTGCCGTAAAATACGCCGTGCTTAATGAGTTTTGCTGCGTGGTGCAGTAGTCCAGGTTCTTCTTCAGTACCTAGAAGTACCTCAGCAGGTGAGTCGATTTCACCGATACCGACGTGCTGACCTTTATCTGTTTTTCCGGTAGTCAGGCCATAGATACGGGCAGGGGCCAGCACCGGTTCTTGCAGTGCATGACTGGCCAATACGGTATAAATTCCCATTTGTGGTGTATGGCCTACGGTTTTGACTGTGCCGTCTGAAGCAACAGCATTCTTGCCAGATTTAAGGTCGCCAATGCCCAGTTCACCCTCATTATTTTCATAGATGCGGTCAATGGTGCCTGTAAGCTCAATGCCCAGATCAGCAAGGATGAGAGATTCACAGCGCACTTCCACACCTATAAATTTTTGGGTTGGTGCAATATGAGTGATGTACTTTTGCATTAAAGAATGACCAATTGCCTCAGCAGCATTTTGGTCCAGGTCAGACCAATCTACTTCTTCACCTGGCTGCCAGATCTGGTGATGCAGGATCTCGCGGCATTCTTCCAGGGTGACGTCTTCTCCGATCAGGTTCAGATAGTCCCACTGGGTCACTGCTTCATGAACTGCTGTACCTAAGCATGTGCGTGCACCGGCTGGAGTGCGTTTGTTTAAAAGATTCTTGGCTTCCCAGCGTGCCGGACAGTCAAACAGGTCGGACAGGGAGCTGGCCCGGATTGGAATAATTTTGTCTGGATTTACGGCTGCATTCATTAACGCGCCTCCACAACCTGAACTAAAGCAGGATCAGCTTTAGAGAACTTCGCGTTATAGGCATGGGCTTGGACTGCCTGAGTTTCAGCTTCATTCGCACAGCTACGCAGCATGCACACCAGTGCAAAGACTGAACTGGCAATAAGTAAAATGGCGTAGATGTTAGAGAAGACCGAACCGGGCTTGCTTTGCATTTCTTCAGCCGTGGGTTCTTGAAAAAGAATCTGGGTGGTTTGACTCTTTGGATGATGTTGTTTCATAATTACCTCGCAGTGATGCAAAGCCCCGTCTCCGTCCAAAGTTTCGGGGCTTTTTGTTATCTACGAGATAAATGCTACTTTAAGTAGAAAAATAGTCAACTAAAATTTGTTTTATTTTCTACTTAAAGTAGCGGTTAGTGCGGAATTAGATAGTAATAATTGTATTTGAGTCTATTTCCTTTTTAAAATCAGAAAAATATTTTAATACATCTATGTATTTTTCCTTCTGAAGTAAAGACTTCTTAGATGAAAGTGTAATAACATTTGCATTCTCTTTGAAAGGATCTAGTGCTGTATTTTCCATTGCACAAAGGAAAATCTGCATATTTTCTGAAAACTTATTAAATAACGTAGAAATAATTTTTTCATAGTTTTCTTTGGCCTGCTCCTGCTGGTTTGGAGTATCAATAATAAAAGGTGCAATAACTTCCTTACTAAACCCCTCAATAAGTTTAATTAAAATTGAATGATATAAAAAAATTGATCTTGTGCTATCAGCAGCACCACCATTTGTATCAAATTGGGTGTAAGAGTAAATATTAGTTTTAGAAATTACATCATTTGAATAGTCTGTATTTAAAAAACAATTTAGTTCTTTAAATATGTCTCGAAATTCAGAAAAAATCTCACTTTTTGTAAATCTATTATTAACAAGTTTTTTATCTTCATTGGTTTTTGTAATTTCATCTTCTAATTTACTGATAATTATATTTTTATTCTCAATAAGTTGATTTGCTTTATGCTCAATTAAATTTATAGATCTTTGCGTTGTTGCGCAGTTAATTAATTTTTCTGAATCAAAAGAAATCTTTGTATGCAAAGAAGCTAGAGCATTTCCAATGACAAATAATTCTTCTTTATGAAAGCTTAAGCGAATTTCTGCCGAATATATTTCTTCATCAAGTTGTGAAATAAGTTGAAATAAATCATCTTTCTCTTTAACAAGTTTAGATTTTTCTAGGAGAGAATTTTTATGATGTGTTCCACATAGTGGACATTCAACTGAATCAGTTGATATATTTTCAGTTGCGAAGAAGAAGTCATTTTCTAATTCTTTTGCTAGTTTAAGACTATAATTCCTTTGTGCTTTAAGATCTAAAATTATATTTTTTTCAATATTTAACTGAGATAGAGAAAAATTTTGATCTTTAATTAAGCTTTCATAGTCATTGTCAATTAAGTCAAGATTGTCATCTAATTGGGTTCTATTAAGATTAAAAAAATTATTTTCTTCATTTATTTCAGATACAATTTCTATTGTATTTTCTACTTTCTTACGCTCTTCTTCATGGGATTTTATTTCAAATCTATTTTTTGAAATTTTATAATCTAATTTAGAGATTTCATCATTAGTAATGCCACAATGATAATTTAGTATTGGTTTCTGCCAAAATTGATATTGACCTAGATTTTTAAAACTTCCAAATATACCTGACCAACCTTTTTTTTGATCTATATAAAATGGAACGAAGTAAAAAGCAGGTGAGGGTAATTCAAGAATCTTTGTGGAACGGTTCTCTAACATTGGAAAAAAATTAAAAAGGTTGCAAAAGAAATCTACATATTTTCTAAAGTCATTAAAAAAGAATGATTGTTCGTCTCTAATGACTAAATAATCATTTTTATGTCGAAAAATAGTATATACATCACTATTTATAGTAAATTCCACTCGACAAGAAACATCCTGATCTTTCCATAATTTATCAAAATATGGCTCGCACCCAAAAGTCCACAGAATAGATTTAACTAAACTCGATTTACCAACACTATTCTTCTGACTTGTTATCAAGTTCATTCGAGGACCAAATGTAAATACATTGGCTTTTTTTTCTAAATCTGACAGGATCCAAATTTTTGATAATTTGAATTCTCTCATACTTATTTCTCCTTAAATTTCTGATTAATCTTCTATAATTTTCGTAACTCATACTTAGATTCCTATGATTTGAAGTATATATAGAATTATATGTGCGATAAGCTCATCTTCAACATCTAGTAATTCTTTCCTAGGATGATTGGAAACTTGTATCTTTATTTCCTCTATAATAGCCTCTA